GCAATAATCATTTTTAAATCCTCGGTTAAGTAAAATTGCATAACAAATACAATCAGTACGCTGCGCGGGACGCTCGTAAACTCGCGCCCCTGTTGTTGGTGTTAGCAGCCGCCGTTCGGGCAGTCCCAGTCGCAATGCTCGCTGCCAGCGGCAGAGCAATAACCGTTCGCTCCCATGTAACACTCGGCTTCCAATTCGTGCGGCTGTTCTTCGTCATCATCAAAGCAGTCGCATTCAACGCTATCGCACATTCCGCCAGCGGCAACTCCATCGCATGGATGATCGCTGCAATTCGGGCAGCACTGGCAGTGCTTTTTCCATTCATCAACAACATGCTGCGGTGGTGCATAGTCTTCGCTCATGTAAACCTCCAGTTGCTAACAAATACAATCAGCTCACTTCGCTTGGACGCGCTGCGCGCGCCCCTGTTGTTGGTGTTATGACTCTAGTGAGTAAGGTGCCTCATCTTTCAAAAAAATTCGCCACTCGTGTTCCATGAATCCCGCTCTTACTCGCATGGTTACGTATTCGCCAGTAGCCACAAGATCACGGATCATGTTTGCCCCAACAGGCTCGTAATCATCGCGTATATGCGCCGTTTTAACTCCGAGAGCACCAGCTCTGCGAATACGCTCTTTCAGCATTAAAAGCTCTGTCATGTTAAATCCTCGCTATAGAAATTGGTCATAACAACTCACGTCAGGCGGACGCTTCGCGCCGCTGCGTTCCGGGTTATGTGTCGCATGGCTGTTCATTGTCGACCCAGCGTTTAGTTCCGTATTGATCAATGAACCATTTGCGCCCCACCATTGTTCGAGTGTCAATCCGTGATCCAAAGCCGCGAAGTGGTTTAACGTCCGGCGGGTGGTGTTCGCATCCGCTTACATAGCCTCGGGCCGAATCCACGCAAGTAACTCCGCAAGTGCTGCATATAAAGTCGCGCATTCCGGTTTCCAAATTGGTTTTCACATAACAATTACAATCAGTACGCTGCGCGGGACGCTCGTAAACTCGCGCCCCTGTTGTTGGTGTTATGCAGCCTCAAGCTTCTCGGCTTGCTTAAGTTTCATTGCATCTTCATATTCCATCACCTGGGTATTGCCTGTTATTTTAATTTCAATGGACGTTGCGTTTGGGTCTTTGTAGGTAATGCGCTCGGCACGTGGGCCAACATAGGATTCTGAAACCTGAGTGGCTTTGGCTATTATTCTCAGCAGGCCCTCTGCTGACTCCATGCTATCTAGTAAAAATTTAGTGTGCCCAATCTCTGCAATAATCATTTTTAAATCCTCGGTTAAGTAAAATTGCATAACAAATACAATCAGTACGCTGCGCGGGACGCTCGTAAACTCGCGCCCCTGTTGTTGGTGTTATACGTGGTCTTCTTTTCCAACATTGCAGTGGTGGCATTGCTTTTCTCCACCAACAAAATCAAACCGCTGGTGTATACCAAACCATTTGCATATCTTTGGCCTAATGTATTTGTAGAGAAAATTAGAAATTGTTGTATTTGCCTTGCCACCCCTGTTTATAACTTTTGCGCGATCACCAAAAGACAAAGTAACTTGCCATCGAAGTGGGTTAAGCCAAACCATCAATGGCACTTCGCTTCTTGGAACATCGTAGTAATAAACCCAAATCCAAAGGCGGCCTTTGAAAGCTTCTAGCAGTAAATGTTCAGGGCAATTCATATGTTTTTACTCCGTATTTAATTGAAAAACGTATAACAATTCGCGCCAAAACGACGCATGGTAAATCGGTTTATTTGTCGCTTACTCCCAGTGCGCGTTTGCGCTCGGGGTTAGCAGCCGCCGTTCGGGCAGTCCCAGTCGCAATGCTCGCTGCCAGCGGCAGAGCAATAACCGTTCGCTCCCATGTAACACTCGGCTTCCAATTCGTGCGGCTGTTCTTCGTCATCATCAAAGCAGTCGCATTCAACGCTATCGCACATTCCGCCAGCGGCAACTCCATCGCATGGATGATCGCTGCAATTCGGGCAGCACTGGCAGTGCTTTTTCCATTCATCAACAACATGCTGCGGTGGTGCATAGTCTTCGCTCATGTAAACCTCCAGTTGCTAACAAATACAATCAGCTCACTTCGCTTGGACGCGCTGCGCGCGCCCCTGTTGTTGGTGTTATGCGCCCCTTGCAGGCGGCGCTCAGTTATTATTGCTCCGGTTGTTGGGCGGCTTTTGCTGTGCGTAGGTTCGAAAGTGTAAGGGAAATATTCAGGGCTGCTTGTGAAAACTTTAATGCGGCGTCTGGCTCCCTGGCCCCTCCTGCCTTCTCGGTCAGGCTCTTTATTGCCTCTTCAATTTCTTTGTTCATGTTCATGCTCCATTAGTGTTGGCCTTTAGCGGGGGCCGGTTTGCCCGTAGAAAAATCATAACAAGTAAATCATGTTCGCTGTCGCCGGACGTCGCTTCGCTCCGCCGCATATTTCGGGGTTAAATCCACTCGGCTTTAGTTGATCCCGCTGGCGACAAATACAAATTAAATTCAACGACCTCGGTTCCAACTCCTTCGCCCTCTTCAATCACTTCAACGTAGCCCTCGCGGCTTCTATCAAAGCCGATTTTTGGTACCGGATTGGTCGGCCATGATCTGCGGGGCGGCCCCATGTGAGCGGTGCAGAGTATTTCGCATGGTGTCACTTTCGCGCTTGCGAGCATCGCCAGCGGTAACAGTTTCTTTTTCATTTAGCCCCACACATAGCATTCAAAGCCGTAGTCAGACTGCGGAAAATTGTCGTGAAATTGGTCAATTTCATCATCTGTGGTGTTGTCGTTAATGCTCAGTAAAAACGCTGCCCAGTGTTCGTATAGTGTGTTTCTGAGTAAATCCATTAGCTCATCTGCATGATCGTCAATTGTTGGTTTTAGCTCTGCTATCGTGATTGGTTTTTTGGTGATTATTTCATTCACTTCGGGCAAGTCACGAAAGGGCAGCTTCACCCATATGTTTATGCGAAAGCGCTTGCGGCCGCTGGGTTGGTAGTTCCAGCGAACGGTGTTTGGCGCGCGAAAAACAACAAAAGGCTTCATTGCTAAATATTCCACTCAAAACGGTATTCAATGAAAAATTCATTTTTGTAAATTTCGTGCTCGTTATTAAATGGCGCGCCGGTAAACCACTGGCTGTGGTGTGAAAAGCCGTAGCTCCAATTGCCGCATTGCACGCCAAGGTCAAAACGGGCGCTGATGGGATAGTCTTCTTTTTTTAAATAGAGCTTTTCGCCGTTGTAGTTGTAGTAACGGGTTTGGTCGAATTTGTAGCCTGCGCCAATATCAAAATAAATTTTGTCGCAGTCGGCGTGTGCTGCGGTGGTGATGATTGCAAAGAGTAGGGCGATTAGTGTTTTCATGGGTTAGGCCGCCGTTGTGATTTTGGTGTTGAGCGTTTTCTTTTTGTGGGCAATTTTTGTTTCAAGATCAACAATGCTTTTCATTGTTGGAATTAGCTCTTTTGGTAGATCATATGTGCGTTTTTTGTTGTATCGGCAAAGGGCATTGCGCGTGACTAGCGTTAAATTTTCATTTGAGAAGTCGCGCTTATCGCCGTTTTTGAATGTGACTACATGGCCGATGGGTACTGGTCCGTGCTTGTTCTCCCACAGCACAACATGCTTATGGCGGTAGTGGCCGCGAAAGCCGGTGTTTGGGTTGATTTCATCCACTTTGATAAGAATGTAATTGTCTTTTGAGCAAACGCGCTCATGGCCAAAGGGCTTTATATTTTTAGGTATTTGGCCTTTCTTAAAGCTGGTGATGTTTGGTTTTATGCTGCCCTTGATTCCGTCGTTCCAGGCTTTATTGCCCTTTTCAAAACAGCCAGTGCGGCCTGATTTAATGCCGTGGTTTTTTACAAACGTTGTAATTTGCTGCGTGGTAAGTTTGGTGCCTGCCCAGGCATTTAATTCGCGCGTTACATCAGCAAGCGGGATGTGCTTGTATAGTTCATTCACAAACGCGGCTTGCGCTCCAGTGAGCAGCTTCGGCACGCTATTAATTGAGCCTGTTGAGCGTCCACAGGTGATCTTATGATTGCTTAGCGTTGCTTTTATTTGCGTTGGGCTTTTGGCCAGCTTGTATTCGCGGTTAAATTCGATCGTGAGGCTGGCTAAATCCATTAGCTTGTAGCCTTCGCGCAAATATGCGAGCTGATCAGCGGTGTAGATTTTCATTGTTGTTTTGTGACTCCAAGCATTTCGGGTGCTGGTGCTGTGCCGCCAAATCTTTGCTGTGCTTCAAGTACCAGTTTTCCGTTGCCGATAATTGCATGTGCAACGCTGGTTACTGCTTTTGAGCGCTCAATTTCTTCTTTGAGTTCATCGCCTTTAAGTTCTTCGTTACTCAGTCGTTCCATTTGGCAGAACAAGTGGTCGTTTAAGTCAGCAAGTTTATTTTTCATTTGTGAGATATTTCCTACACGATTTTCAGTCATTGCCCATTACGCTATGGATGATTTTTATAGATACTGCGGTCATCCATAGCGTCCTGCGTGGGTACGGGGGTAGTTTCACAGGGAGTGATCTGCCCCTTTTTTTATGGCTTGAAGTCGCCTATATAGGTTGGAATATTCGTGCCGTTTGATGCAAAACCGGCTTCAACGATTTTTTGAAACTCTTTGGCCATTTGTTCTTTGTGTTCTTCGTGCCGAATAATGCGCAACACTAGGTAGGGTTCGCGGGATTTAATAACGCTTAAGCGCAGATCAAAATCGCGCGAGGGCAATCCTTTGTAGGGTTCGCAGCTGAATGTAATGATTTCGGGCGGTAGGTTTGAGCCTGCTACATCGATGCTTTCAATCATGCTTTTTGTGTTACCGAAGGTGCGCTCTTCGCTACCGCCTTGGGTTTTGGCTTCGATGGTGATGTTGCGCACGGCGTGCAGTGCCTTTACTAACGGCTTAATTGCTCGGTTGCCTTCTTCGTCTTGCTCGCCATAGCAATTAATAAAAGCGCGCCAGTCTTCAATAAATTCCGCAATGTCTTGCTGGGTTTTTCTTTCGTTAATGATGCCGCTTAACGCTTTATACGCTGCTGATTGTGTGAGCGTTAGGTTTGCGGTGTGGTCGCAGTGACCTGGGTTATTTGCATCGCCGAGGTTGAAAATAACTTGTGCCCGCATGGATTCTGCATCGATAAAACAAGCGCTTGATTCGTCGCTGCCGTATTGAATGGCGTAGGCGTGAAAGTCGCTTGTGCATTCGGTGCGTAGTGTGCCGCGCAGGCGGTAGCGAAACTGCGTGCATTTTTCCATGTCGTGCAGTGTGTAGCTGCCTGGTAGCGCTACCGTTGGTTTGCCGTAAGCGCCGATTGCTTCGTGAATCGCGGCGCTGGCTTGCGCAATTTGCTTCGCTTCTTGAATTTGTTCTATTGCTGTTTTGTCCATCATTTTTTTTCGCCTTGATTGTCGTGTTGAGGTGAGTCAATTAAGCGCTGGTTACGCTGCCGCTTTTGGTAAACATTTGGGTTTGGTTTTCGGGGAAGATGCTCATTTTCCCTTTTTCGCCAACGAACATGACGGTTTCGGTGGTGTCTTTTTCGGTGATCATGCCGTTGAGTGTTGGCGCTTTGCGTTCTAGCGTGTGCTGTACTTTGCATTGGCTTTGGTTGATGGGCTTTATTTTGAATTTCAAAATAATTTCGCCTTCGCGGTTGTTCGCCATAACCGTGGTGGCCGTGTTTTTGAGTACAGCTTCTAGCTTTTCTTCGTATACGCCTGCGCCGAGTTCGGCAATAAATTCGCCTATGGTTGACATCATTATTTGCTCCTGTAGCTGTTAATAAAAAAGGTGTTGCGTAAATGCGTTTTTACAATTTCTGCAAATTCTGGCGGTACTTTTTTTAATGCTTCTCGGCGTTGCTCTATGCTTGGCAGGGCGGCTATTTCTGCTGCCCAATGGCGCGGCCGCTTTTCCGCTTTCATTAATTTCTGCCTGCGGCTATGGGTAAATTCCAGTCGGCCATTTGCTGTAGCATTTTTTTGCGCTCGGCTTCCGCTGCGCTGCGGTTAAAGGGTTTTACGTTTTCGGGTTCCGCGCTCACTTCCGGTGTGAGTTTTTTTGCGGTGGGCGCTCTTTGTTTGGCTTGTTCGGCTTCCTTGGCCGCTGTAGCCATTTGCTGGTGGTTATTCAGTTTTGCTTTTAATGCAATAAACCCTGCTTGCGTTACGAGCATTACGCGATAGCTTTTTCCAATTTCTTTTTTGCCTTTTAGGCAGTAGCCGCGATCTTGTGTTGTGAGCCAGCCGCAGGCGATGTATTCACGCCGTGGTAGGTTGTGTTCGTCTGTGCCGACTATAAGCCAGCCCATTTCGCGCATGGCTTTAAGCAGCGCTTTTTTGCTCATGTTGAGCAGTTCGGCGGTGCTTTGCGCGTCGTGGCAGCCTGGCGGTAAGTGTGACTGGCTCATGTTTATTCTGGCTTTTTTAATGCCAGCACATCGGCGGTTAAGTAGTAGTTTGATCCGCTTTGCTTGAAGCGAATGTTTAAGTTTATTTTTTTGTTTTTAATGTGCTCGTGAAGCGTTTTTGTGTCTTTGCCTAGCAGCTTCGCAGCATTTTTTTGGTTTATGTATTTGCCTTTTTCGGTGTAATCGATAGCCGGTTTTTGCTTTTTGTTGGGCCGCGATATAGCCATGCTTGTGCCGGGGGTTTCGTTTATGGGCGGCTTGCCATCGCGAATGGTGCCAACACCAAACGGGATTATTTTCGCCGTGCCGCCGCGTTGTTCAAATTCTGCAATTTGCATTTCTAGCGTTGGGCGTTTTAGGCGCGGTGCGGCATTGCAGGCTAGGTAACTCGGTGCGCAGCGGCGCGCCAATTCAACTGAGTGAGATAGTGTTTTCATTTATGCGGCCTCCGCGTGATTGTGGGTTGTTTCAATGGTTGCAATAAGTTGCGCCAGCGCGTGTTCGTTGTCGGTGCTAATGACCAGGCTTTGGTCGCTGTCGTGTTCGTCTACATACTGAAAACCAATGGCTTGATAGTCATACACATGCAGCAGGGTGCCGCCGCGCTCGCGCAACCACTTGGCTTCTTGTTCGGTTTGTATGCCGGTAATGATGTAGCCGCTGTTCAGTTTGATTTTTATTCTCGCTTCCAGCGACTGCATTTTGTTTTCGGCGTAGTCGGTAAAACAAAGCGGGTTGCCTGCCCGCACGAGTTGACATAGTGAGTTCTCTAGTTCAATTAAATTTTTGCCCCAGCGCTTGAAGTGCCGGTGTGGTTCGGTGTGGCGCACCAGCTCGTGCTCGCTAACTTCTAGCAGCGCGGCGAGTGCGGCGAGTGCAGGCTGGCGAATGTTTACATTAAACAGCTGTAGCTGATTAATGAGTGTGGTAATTATTGTGCGCACGCGGGTGGTGTTGGGTGCGCTTATGCCGAGTAAGATCATGTTAATTTCCTTATGCAATGATGAGTTGGCCGGTTTCGGGTAACCAAATAAGTTCGCCGTTTTTTGCGCGTGTTGCTGTGCGTGAGCGGGGGCGAACGCGGCCTGCGCGGGCGGTGTATTTGCTGTTTTCGTCGGTTAGCCCTGGTGCGCCTATGCCGATAAACAGGGCGAGCAATAGGCTTAAAAAACGCAGCGTGTTGTTTTTAAATGCTTTGGTAATAAGCTCGGGCGTGCTGTTTGCGCGCAATTTAAAAAATAAATTTTCAATGCGGTGCACAATGTTGCTGGTGCTGCAGTTCATTATTTTTGCAATGTCTTTTGTGCTTTTGCCTTCGGCTTTTAGCAGTAGCGCTTGGCTTTCTCGGGGTGGTAGGCCTACGGCTTCCAAGCCTGCTAATTGATAGCCGTTTGCGGTGCGCTTAATGTCGGTAATTGTTGTCATGTTATGCCTCGCTTGCTTCCAGTTGGTCGCGCACTTTATGGTTTATTGCTAACAATTCCGTTGCGGTTAGTTGTGCCATTTTTTTACCGGTAGCGGCAATTTCGCGGCGCAGTTGTATGGCGTGTTTTGGGTGGTGCGTGTTCGTTTCGTAAAGCGGTTTTTGATTGGCCACTGTGCGAATGTGTTTAATGGATTCTTTGCAGGTCATAGGTCTGCGCTCGCGTCTTCTTTGCGCATTTGCTGCCAGCGATTGGCGCTATCCAAAATATCTTGCATGTCGCGGCCTTGGTTTTTCGCGCCGCGCTTACCGGCTGCCAGTGCTTTTTTAACTATGTGCTGCGCAACGGGGCAGGTGACTTCGTAAAGTTCTAGCAGGCGGTAAATATCAATGTGATGCAGGTGGCTCACGTTTTTGAAGTAATGCGCGTGGGGTGTGGCTACAGGCTCGTCGATTTTGGTGTGGCTGCTACGCGTTCTGTGATCTTTTTGCCAGTAGTATCCGCACGTCGGGCACTCGGTGTTCTCCGGTAGCGATGCGTGAAACAGCTCGTATCCAGTATTGGCCCAAGCTTCAAATTCTTTGCCGGTGTGCACGTCGTTACCGCAGTGCTCACAGGAAACAAAATCGCCACTGATGCGGAACGTAGGGCATCTGCTTGCTTTGCCGCAGCTGGTGCATTCGCAAGTCATGCCTGGGTCGTTTTCGATCATCTCGTTGTCGAGATCGTGCGCGTCATCGTCATGCATGCTCATGCTGCATTGCCTCCATTTCCGCCGCTGTTGCCGTTGCCGGCAACCATTACGCCAGCGCGACAGCGGCGGCAGTTATCGCCGTGGCCTTGGGTGTTGGTGCGGTGTTGGCAATAGGTGCATTGGGTTATTTCGTGGCGCGATTGGCCCGCGACTTTTACTGGTGCGGTAGGGCTTGGGGTGCGGTAATCCAGTGCGTTGCGTAATTGCTGAAAAGCGGTTTGTTTGGCTGCGGCGCTTTGTGTAGGTATTAATCGTGCAAAGCGCTGGCCGGTAACGGCGCGCAGCCCGGTGGCCAGTTGTAGCTGGCCTAGCAGCGCTGGGTTGCTGGCGGTGGCTGGGTGTACATAGATCATGATTTTTGCCCTTTGTTTGTTGCTATGGGCAAAATATTAGTTTAACTAAACACTGTTGGCAATAGTTAAACTAATATTATCGCGAAAAAAGATGTATTATTTGTGTGGGCAGCGCTTTTGCAGGTATTTAGTGGGTGGTTTGTGTTGGTTGGGGCGGGCTTGAGTTGCCCGCAATACGGCAGCAGTTATTTTTCGTGTTTTCCCTTGGGGTTTTCCCTTTGCGGCTTTCGTTAGTGCTCAATATCTGGCTTTAGTTCTATCATTTGCTCGACAATGTCAGATATATCTAGCTCATCAAGTGCGCTTCCTTCGGCTAGTAGAGCGTCAATGCTTTGTTTAATTAGGCTTAAGGGTGCTTTTTTTATGTCGAACTCTTCTCTGACTTCTTTGTCTTCCAGTTCTTCGTAAATCTCAGCTAGTTTGTTCCATTTTTCTAGTTTGGGGTCGTTTTTTGGTAGGTTCATTTTGTGTGCGGTTACGGTGCTTATTGCTTTTGAATATGAAATTCCGGCTGGTATTTTTAGGCTAAATAGCTTGCAATATTCTTTGTGTATTGCGTCAAGAGGGCGCTGCTCCCAAAGCACTATATTGCTTTCTTTGCTGAATATTTTGTCAATTGCATCGCGAGCTGCTGTTTCGTTGATTTTTGCTGTTGATACCTTGAAGAATTTAAGTATTTTTATGCTTTCATCATCGGCTTCTTCGTATAGCCCAATAATATCAGAGGCTGTGCCTCGCATTAAGTTGGTGGGGTTGGCTGTGTAGCCCAATTCTTCTAATTTTTGAACTTGTCTTTCGGTGGCGGGTTTGGTGTACCACTCAGGCAAATTGCTATATTTATTTGAGGCTGCGATTCGCCAGCGTTCTTGGAGCCATTCGGGAATGGGTGGCTGTTTTTGGTTTTTGGAGGTGTTTGTGTTTTTTGATGTGTGGCCTGCGGTGTCCTTAAAGACCCCTGTTTTCCATGCAAAAAAAAGCGCGCCAGCGATTAGAATAATAACAACTTCCATTGTTGCCTCTCATTTTGCCAATAAAATAGAGTTTATTGTGAGGTTTGAGTATGCCTTTTTCATGAGAGCTCCTTGTATGTCAAAAGTGTAATAGTTTGTAGATTGTGGTTTTTGTTGGTGCGTTTTTGGTATCTTGCTGATTCTGGTGCCAATCTGAAGGTTGGCGGGTAAGTCAAAGATGGAACGAAAATAATGGATAGGTTGTTTATTTTGCTTGCATACAGGTCTCTTTCCGAAGAGCAAAAGCGTGCTATTTATGAGGCGGCTGCAGGTCTGGATCAAGATAAAAGGGGCTCGATTCCGCAACAGCGTCAACTTGACGATGAAACAAAGGGTCCTCTCTGTATGCCAGCAGAATCGCCGCCTCCTTAGGCGTTAGATTCTTGTCCTGTAAATATTCGGACAAGCTTGGGCGTATGTCTATGGGGTTGAAGCGAAGCCTTTTGCCAAGCCAAATTAAATGACGGTCGGCTATCCGAGTTGTACCGCTTATCCATTGTGAAAAGAGCCCTTGTGACTTTCGGCCTATCTCAAAAACAAGTTGGTCTTGGGTAATTTCTGGTTCGCGTGCCGCTTTGTGTTTTTCAAAGGCGATGCCTAGAAGTGTTCCTTCGCGCTTTTTTTCTTCGATTGGATAAGATGGTCTGCTCATAGGTGCGATATTAGCTAAAGTTATAATTAACGCAATTAGCTAAACTAATGTTTGTCATGCCCTAAAGTATTAGTTAAACTAATGCACGATTTAATGATTAGGTTTGAGGTTTTTCATGGTTCTCATTATTAATCCGAGTGAAGATATCCCGTTGGTTGATTTTCTAAAGAGTCGGACGCAGGTTGACGCCGCTGCGATTATGGGTGTAACGCAGGGAGCCGTGCATCAAATGATGCGTGACAAACGCGATATTTTCTTTACTCCCAAGCCTGATGGCGGGTTTGATCATTACGAAATTAAAAAGCCTCGGCGCAAAAAAGCCGCATAAGCCGTTACGCGTTTTCGTGTAGCGGTTTTTTTGTGCCTGGCAATTTGCTGGGTGCATGTGTTTTTACGCTCTTAAGTGAGTGTGGTTTTTTTTGCTCTGCATTTTTTGCGAGGGTTGTTGATTTTTCATGTTGCCATTGTGCGGTTTGTGCTGCGATTTTGGCAGGCAGTGCCGAGCATGTGGTTTTGTACAGTGTTTGCTGTGTGTTGTTTGGTTTGATTTATTTTGTGAGGTGATCGCGATGGCGGGTGATTGGATAAAGATGCGGACGAATATTCGGCGGCATCCGAAGGTGATTGCGATGAGTCGTTATTTGGCGTCACAGAATTCGTTTGTGTTGTGTTTGGGTGCGTCACGTTCCGTCACGTCGAGCGTGACGCGTCACGATTCCGTCACGCTCGACGTGATTGCTCGCGTGACGGTGTGTGGTTTGCTTGAGTTGTGGGGTTCGGTGAATGATGTGGTTAAAGCTGATTCAGTTATTCCCTATATGTGTGTGTCTGATATTGATGATATTACCGGTTTACCCTGTTTTGGTGCTGCGATGCGTGCGGTGGGTTGGGTGGTTGAGCATGATGATGATGGTGCGCAAGGCCTTGTGTTTCCTAACTTTGGGGAATTTAACACGCCTGATGCTGCGCGTAAAAAGGCGAAGAGTGCGGCAGAGCGTGCGCGTGAATATCGTGAGCGTAAGAGGGCAGAGGATGAGGTTGAGGCGCGTCACGAAACGTCACGAAACGTCACGGAAAGTCACGAAATGTCACGGGGAGAAGAGAAGAGAAGAGAAGAGAAGAATATAAAACCTAAAACTAAAATATTAAATAATATGTCGGCTGCGCCGAATATTTTGAGCGTTGCTGGTTCCGAAACAAAAGCCGATTCGGTTGGAAAAATTGGCGATTTGGCCGAGTTTGATGTTTCGCGTTTTGATCCGTTGGTGAGTGATTTGTGTTGGGTCGAGCCGTTGGAGTTGGATACGCCGCTCGAGCAAATTGTTGCTGAGTTTAGGGTTTATCACGCCGAAGCGGGAACGTGTAACACGGTGAGTGGTTGGTCGCGTTCATTACGTGGTTGGGTGTCGCGTAGGGTTCTTCCTCCGAAAAAACAAACAGCATAATTTCAATAATGGCGGGGTGGTTATGACTGAGGCGGATACGGCGTGGTTGTTGCGGCAGTGGGCGTTGTGGAGTTTGGAGGGGCATCCTGTTCGGCTGGGTTTTAAAAGCCCTATGGCTGGCATGATTGCGCCAGCACGGTGGCGCGATGAGGATGCTGGTCGTCTGCCGCAATCTGAAATTGATGAGAGCTTGGTGATGATTGTGGACGGGATTATGGGGCGGCTAAAACTAACGTCGCCTGATTTTTATCGTGTTTTGTGGCTGACCTTCGCGCGGGATTTTGGTGCGAGGCGGGTGGCTAATAGTTTTGGTATTACGCGGCACGCGGCTGGTGAACTGTATATGGCGGCTTATGGGTATGTTGACGGGTTGATGCAAGAGCGCGCAATGGCGGCTTAAAAAATATTTTATATTTTGTTGCTTTTTTTCAGCCACCTGAGGTAGAGTTTCAGGCATGCTTGGCAGAGCCATACAACAAAAGGTGCGTATCTTCGGATTCGCGCCTTTTTTTGTGCCGTTGGTTTTGTTCAAGCGCCGATGTTTTACGCTGTATTGTTTTGCCTGGTTCTATCTCCTAATTGCCCGCCTCGTGCGGGCTTTTTTATTTGCGAGGTTTGCATGCAATTTTGTGGTTATGGGCTGGCTCATCCGGCGCAACTGCAATTAATTGTGCAGGCCGTGTGTGATTGTTTGGGGCATGGCTCGCGGGGCATGGCGGTAACCATGTTGATGGAAACCGCTGCGCAAGAAACCCGCTTGGGTATGTATGGGGACCCAACGCCTGATGGTGCAGGCCGTGGCGTGTTTCAGGTTGATGAGATTGCGTTTTTAGATGTTCAGGCGCGTGCGCGCTTGAGTGATGTGAATGTGATTGCGCGAACGTTTGGTGTGGATATTCGTCGCGTTAGTCATGAGCAGTTGGATTTTTCACCGCTTCTTTCCGCAATTTTTGCGCGGCTTTTTTATAAATTAATTCCTGAGCCTTTCCCGCTGGATTTGGCCGGGCGAGCAGCGTATTGGAAAAAATATTACAACACGATAAGTGGTCGCGGAACGATTCAGGAATTTATTAATCACGCGCAGATGTTGACGCGCTTATAGCAGGGGGTTTGCGGTGTTGCCAAAGAGTTCTGAAGAGGGCGTGATCACTATGGTGCTCATGCTGGTGCTGGCGTTGTGGGGTGGGCTGGCGAATTACGTTTACAGAATTAAGGCGGGTGCGGTTCAGCGCTTTAGTTTTATTGAGCTGTTAGGCGAGTGGGTTATCAGCGGGTTTTCAGGGGTAATGGTTTATTTGTTGGCGAGCCATTACCACGTTGAGCCATTGTTAACTGCTGCAATGGTGGGTGTTGCTGGCCATGCGGGCGCGAGAACAACGTTTTATGTTGAGCGTATGTTTTCGCGCAAGCTGACAAATTTAACTGAAAAAATTAATAAAGGGCAATGATCATGAGTAAGTTAAAAGCGTTTTGTATTTCGCTGGCTTTGTTGCTGTGCGTTACAGCGTGTAGCTCGCTTGAGGGGTTGGACGATAACCCGCTGTTGGTTCGTTTGGCTGTGTCGCAAGCGGTGTTGCGTTACGTTGAGGCTGGCGATACTGCTGAGGCGGTGCAGGCGCGTAAGGCTGGCGTGTTGAGTGTGATGAGTAAAACGTTGGCGTATATCGATGATGAAAAAGCGCGCGTTGATTCGGTGATGGATGTGTTGTTGTCGCTGATTGATTTTAGTGAGCTGAGCATTGCCGACCAAATGTTGGTTGTTGAGGCGATTGGTTTAGTACAGTACCAGTTGGATTCTCGAATTGCTGGCGGTGAGTTGCCGCATGATTCGTTGTTGTTGTTGCGCAGCGTTGTGCAAACCGCTATCGATTCTGCGCGTTATTTATGAGTAAGTTTTTAACAACCAGTGCGTTGAATATTGGTGCCGGTGTTGGCGAGTGGGAAACCGTGTCGCCCATTCTGTATGCGAGCGATTTGATTGATGAGGTGATTGAGATACCGGCCGGATTTAAAACGGATTTGGCAAGTATTCCGCGGCCACTGCAGGCGTTTATTCCAGTTAATGGGCGTCATCGTTTTGCGGCGATTCTGCATGACTATTTGTATGTTCATCATCCTAAGTGGTGTACGCGCTCATTAGCTGACAGTATTTTTTTGGAGGCCATGGCAGACCTGGGCGAAAGTTTTTCTAGGCGCTGGGCTATGTATGCGGCGGTTCGTGCGGCGGGTTGGCTGTACTGGACTGAGTGCCGTGAGTGTAAGCGTGGAGCAAGTAAGAAATGAAAAAGTTAATGCGTGTTTGTTTGTTGCCATTGGTGATGTTGGTTTGTTGTATTGCCGGTACCGCGCAGGCCGATCAGTCTGTTGTGCTGGGCTGGACTGCGCCCGTTGAGCGCGAGAACGGCGAGCCAATTGCGGTGAGTGAATTGGGTGGTTATGAGATTCGCTATGTGGTTGATGGCGCGAATAAAACAATTGTGGTGCCCGATGGTACGGCTACCAGTTACACGCTAACCGGCGCGCCGGATGGTGCAATTGAATTCACTATTGCCGCTTACGATAGCGATGGTTTGTATAGCCGCTTTGTGAGTTTGAGTTATGCGCAACCGTCGCGCCCTGGCTCGCCTGTGCTGAGTGCGCGGTCTGTTCGTAATGATGTTATTGAGGCCTGCTTGGCTGACCCGAATTGCCGCGTTGCTGTTGCGGGTGAGTGGTAATGGCGTGCGCTGGGTGTGAAGCTCGGCGCGCATGGTTAAAGAAGTGGAGTGCTATTGCAGCAGAGAGGGCAGCAAGTGTCTTTAGAAATAGAAGCCTTGGTTCAAGCGATTCAGGCTCAAACAAAAGCGATCGGCGAGTTGGTGCAAACAAATCAACAAGTAATCGCGTTGTTGACTGATGTCGTTTCAAGATTGGTTGATGATGGTGAGTTGCCGGGCGATATCGATTTGGATGGTAATACTGCTGATGATGAGAGCTTGTAGCAATTGTCTGTAAAGCCTGGTCGTTGGTGTAATCGTTGTAAGGCTGTGCATGCTGGCAAGTGTCCTGATGCGCCCGTGTGGCTAAAGCCAGTATTTAAAACTGCTGGTCGCGGCGGTAGGCCGTGGCAGCGCAAGAGGCAAAGAGTATTCGAGCGCGATGGTTACTTGTGCCAAAGACATTTGGAGATGGGTGTTGAGGTTATTGTAACGCTTCACGGTGTCCGCGCTGGTGTGTGCGATCACGTTGTGCCGTTGGCAGAAGGTGGTTCAGATAATGAAACAAACCTGCAAACAATCTGTAAAGAATGCGACAAAGTTAAAACTCATGC